GTATACAAAATTTATATGCTTCTGCTACCACACTATCCATTCTTATTTCAGGATCCTGTATATTATCATAACTATGATCAATAATGTCTTCAAACAGATCGAACCCTGCATCGCGTAGTTTTGCTACTGTTCCAGGCACTGCATACCATATTGGAAATTGATGCCAAGCAAATACTTTATAACTTTTTTCTGTGATAAAAATATTTCGCCATGACAACCGGTCTGTTTGATTACTGCTTTCAACAACCAGTTGCACTGGTGCTGTATAAAACAAGTTGTGTTGAGGAGCATGCTGGTCTGTATTAGAAGCACGATCATCATCAACGTACATTGGATACGTATATGGACTTACCATCTTACGCCATTCTGTTGGAATCATATCTGGAAATGTGCCAAGTGTAATTCTTATATCCTCAGAATCAAATGTGTCTAATATTTTCTTTGCAAGAGTGCAACGACTTTCACTTGCTCTACGCATAAGAATAACTAATTTTTTATCCATAATTAAATTATGCCATGATATATTTTGTTTTTTTAAATATGCATGCCAATTATTACAGTATATAATTCTTTCTACATTACACTCGGCCGGATATGGCAAACTATCAGTGTTTTCATAACATGTAAAAAGCACTCCAAATTGACACATAGGAAACCCAAGTTCGGATAACATTAGTCTAAAAGGTTCAATATCGTCGGCATTATGTCCTTCCCAATTTGGGTTAACAATAATATAGAACTGTTTTAGGTCCTCGACAGTGAGATTAGCACGTTCTAAATCTTCAAAGAAAAGCTCACGCCAGTATTTTTTCACTTGACGACTATACACACGATCAAATTCATGTTTTATCCATATGTTGTACCAAATAAAATCTCCTTTGATACTAATACGAGCCGGCATCATACCTGTACATCTTCCATGCCAGCAGTACGCAATCTAACTATGTGTCCAAGTTGCCACTGTTTAGTATCTAAGCCTTTCATTATGCCTAAATATTTGTTACGCAGTAATGCAACTTCATTGATTATTGTTTCAAAGTCTATTACTTCATCTTCACCATCTACATACTTTTCTGCATCACGACTGCTCAATGCACGAGCATAACCTTCCAAGTACTTTTGGAAGTGTTTACGTCTTATTTTACGTAACTTTATATTTAGAAAATTAAGTACTGCTTCAATTTCTTGTAGTTGATTGAAACGGTGCTCTGTAAGTCCAGGTAATGCTTTTATGTTTTTTTCAACAAGTCCGCCAACCCTGCATTCACTCTTAGCTATTTCTAACTCATGTTCAAAATGAGTTATAAAGCCAGGAATCTCTGCAAGATTGTTGGTTACTTTGCTATACCACATTAGTAGTCATCGTAGTTGAATTCACCATCTTCATCATATTGGTCCAGTAGTTCGTCTCGTTCGTCCTCTTCGAGATCATCTTCTTCATGCTCTCCAAGATAATCACCTACTGCTAATTTGATTGCTCCGTCAAATTTAAATGCATCTCTAATTTCTTCTGCACTGTGTTGTCCAATTAATGCTTCAACCACATGGTTAGCGGCTTCTCTAACATCACCTGTGTCGTGCATAAATTGACGTGTTTCTTTCCATACCAGTGCGGCTAAGTCTAATGACACTATACGTTCTCCTCGTTAAATGTTTCTTCTTCAGCAGGAGCGGCAACTTCAATTACCTCTTCAGCTTCTGGAGTACTTAGCACTTCTTCAATAATATTAAAATCACGCATAACCTTGTCTAAACAACCATCTTCGTTGCGTTCCCATGCTTTACGAAACTGTAGTATTTCTTGTTTATCACTTGTTAAGAAACGTAGCCTATTGCCTTGCTTTGTAAGAAGTCCTGTTGCTTCTGCTAGATCAACAAGTCCACTGTACGGATTCATACCTGTTTCATATGGTATCTTAACTTGTACACTTTCAAACGGTTTTGCATATCTCGTTTTCATAACCTTACATGCGGCACGTATACCTTTTACCTGTGATATCTTGTTACCATCTTCATCTTCTTTAAGTTTAAGTTTACGCATTGCAACAACAATAGAACTTGCATAGATAAATCCTTGTCCTCCAGATATCTTATCATCTGGATCAAACATATCCTGCGACGCATATGTATGGTTAGTACAAACCATACCAACGTTGTAACTACCAAACATGTTTACTGTGTTACGCACAAGTGCAGTTAGTGCCTTTGGCTTTCTACCCAAATCACCTTTCATGTCACCAGATTCAAACTGGTTAACATCTGTTGGTGTTAGCATCATGCCTAAACTATCAATCACAAACAACACCTTAGGACGTTCTCCATCTGGTAATGCTTTGTAGTCTTTCATGAATGTGCTAACTGTCTTTGCAACATCATCAATCATTGACATTGCAAGTTTAAGCAACTTGTCATCGCCGGTATCAACACCTAGTGCTTGTAACCATGCTTCATCTAATGCGTTTTCTGTGTCAATAAGCACAACAAATATGCCTTGCTCTTGTGCATGCTTAACAATGTTACCTGCAGCAAAATAACTTTTACCTGCTCCTGATTCTCCAGCAAACACTGTGACTTTACCTAATGGTACACCTTTATTAAAGTCACCACTTATTAAATAGTTTAGTGCATAGTTACCCGTGCTTATCCAATCAGTTGGGTCGTTAAAGCCAATTGACAGTCCGTCAATGCTTTTTGTAATGTCCTTGCGGAATTTGCTTACGTCAAATGGTTTTGCCATATATAATCTCCAATAAGTTTGTGTTCTTCGGTTGTAGGATGGTTATTGTGTCCAACAAATTCATCAATGAACTTGCCGTCAAATCTTAACCAGTTTTTATATTCAACACTATCAAGCAACTCAACTATATCATCTTTTATATAATCTAAGCCTTCTAATTGATGCATTGGGTCTTTAATTGCAGTAATAGTATACAAAATCTTTCTTTCTCTCAAACTTAAAAGTAGTAATTTTAGTTTAAGCACATGTTCACGTAGTATAGGTAAAAAACTTTTATAAATATAAAGTTGATCAAACAATTTTTTTTCTTTACCTTGCAACGTTTCTTTAAAATATAAGCCTCCAGAAATAATCCATTTTCTTACACTAGGAATTATTATTTCATTACTCTCTAATAAGTCCACCATAGCATTACATAAAGTACCTTCATGATTTGTTTCTAGATCCATTCTCCACAATGTAGGTAGCATTATTACACAATGATCAAATTCTAAATTTTGTGCATACATACATGCTTCTGTGCAAATTCCATTCCAACCCATGCCAGCTTTTGCAACTATATATGAGGTCTGATAGTTTTTACTATAATGTATGCTCCATGGTACGTCATCTTGCCAACTAGGGTCTGTAAAGCTGCATCCTACCAATAAGTGTCTTGTCATATCCATATTCATACTAATATATTACTATATATTATCCGTATTGTCAAACTGTTTTAGACTTTTTAGGTAATCTTTACTGAAATAATGGTTGTAATTAAATTCTATATTATCTTGTTCTAGTAGATATAAACTATTCCACTCGTGCGGTGTGAGTTTACTAAACTTGCCAATCATAGTCATTAACTCTACTAATCGTTCCACTGGATTGGTTATACTATCAAAACTATAATCAAATAAGTTTTTATATAATCTAAACCCATAATACTTTTCTATGTGTGCATGCCATCCTGGTTGTGCATAAGTCAAAAATAATCCTCTAGTTACTATACTATACAAAAACTTTTCAGTAACAAAAGGGTAATAACTGGTTGCCAATGTTTCACTTACAATATGCAAGAAACTTTGTGTGAGTTTATTTTCTAGATTATATATATTCTTAGCATGATTAAAACGCACATGCCCAAAACTGTATACTTGTTGATTGAATTCGTCTGTACAATCAAAAAACTTGCTATAAAATTTGGGACTCTTTAAGTAACCACTTATATGTCCGTCAATGACATTACCATCAGACTTAAAGTTTTTACTACAATAACCTTTGACAAAGTAATCAAATTTGTTCAATGTGGATGCTAGTAATTGTCTACTGACATGATCAGTTCCATTAAAACTACAAATAAAATTTTTATATTTTAATTTAGGATGTATATTATAATTTTTAAAATGTTGTAAATTAATTTCATCTTGTAGACTAATTGAAAATTCTATACTAAGACTTGGATATCTCTGCTTGATTTGGCTGTCTATAATATATTGTGTATAAATTTTTTTTGAATAATTTTGTGCATGTAATTTGTCTAACAACTTACATTTTAAGTCAATATTAAATCCTTCTAAATGATCAGTAATAGTCAAACTATCTGCTAAACTAATATCAATTTCATTGTTGAGCAACTTTATGTAGCCATTGGAATCTATAAACATATTATATCCTCGGGAGTATGTAGGTATCTGCATACCATTGATGAGCGGCAATATCTGGGTGATGTGGGTCAAAAAATTTAAATTGTTCTTTTTTTGACAGTCCAATAAAGCCGTTGATGTCAGAACCATCAACAAATTTATCAAGATCGATTCGATTATACAATTGATAATTAAAATCACTTACACCATCGTTGTGGTATTGTATTAAATTTGTTAATGGATAGCCACTACACATAATGTAATTAGATCCAATACTGTCAAAGTAACTTTGAACCGCTAGAATTGTGGTCCATGCTTGATTCACATGAAAAGTTTGATTATAAAAATACTTGTAATAATTATTTTTGTAACCTCTTGGAACTGGGCCGTTAATGTACCATCCGTGATCTTTATTATACTGACCTTTGTAATCAACAAATGCTGGTTCTTTGCCATCTAGCCAGCTGGCATATTTGATATCTTGTTGCAAATGCGGTGTAGCAGAATTTACATATAAATCAAAAGAATCTGCTGCTGGCCACATAATTATATTTAGAGTGTTATCTAGTTTTGGACTTGACAATACTTTTTGCATAATATATGCATAACCTGCACCTCTCTCTGCATAATTTTCTAATTGCAAATCAAGAAGTTTGCTTATATAATCTGCCCAAGTATCTATGTAGTTGTCTTTTGTTAGACTATCCCCGTAAACTATTAATTTTTGATACTTGATCACAGTAGATTACTTCTGTTGACGTGAAAAATGAGGGCAAGGAGAAAGGAAAAAACCTTGCCCTCCATTGCCGTTAGGATGAAGACTGTCTGCTACGAATCATAGCAAGTATATCTTCGGCCTTTTGTCCACTACCAGCTGGGGAAGCCGGTGTCTGGACTGGTGCAGTTGGAGTTGCACCCATCTCTTCAGGTGTAGCAACCGGAGCAGGAGCCGTTTCCGCTACCGGAGTCGGTGCCGGAGCACTAACTTCTACAGGTGTTGCTGTTGCTGATGCAGCCGCCGCCATTACTGGAGCTGGTGCTGATCCTTCAGGCTTTTGCATACCTGCTGGACGAAAGTATGATCCCCAACGATCAACATCATATGCTTGACCATCTACTGATGCTTCAAACATTTCTTTCATCACTTTTAGTTCTTCTTCACCTGGCTTTTTAGGTAGGAAGTCACCTAAATTATATAAACCTTGTGA